TCACGCTACATTATTAATTATTGGTTCCTGACTGCGTTTACTAATTTTTCTACGGTGTCACATTCTCCGCGGATGAAGGCGTTATTTAATTTATCACTATAGTATTTAACTGCATCTTTGTTAGTGATAGAAGCGTCAGCCATGTCTAGTAAGTTGACAAGCGCTGAATCTAATCTATCTAATTCTTGTTGAGTAAAGCCTTCTGTGTTATCCATTCTGAAGTAGTTGCTCATAAATCACCTGTGTTAGTTAGTTAAAAACCCTTACATCACCTTGCTTCACACGACATGACTTCGCCCGACATCGCTCCATTTATTCAACAATAGATAGTAACCCGTTATTATCTGCAAGCTTGCTATGGTCGGAGAATCTATATACTGTTGTTTCCTCTTCCCACATTTGCTCTTTGTTAATGCTTTTTTCTTCGCATGCTTTATATTGTTCTGTTTCGTTATTCATCTTTAAGATTTCATTTGCTATTGTCATAAGTCACCTATTAGTTAGTTAACATCAAACATCTTACGCTTACTAATATACGTGAGCGCGTCTACGTAGTCAACACATTTAAGTTAAATAAATAGCTTGACACTAATATCTCAATGCTATATAAGGGGATTATGTTCACAATTCATGCAGAATATATCTGTATAAAATCAATACAATGACAAATTCGAATCAGAAAGGGAAGCGTGGCGAAAGACAATGGCGCGACAAATTACGTGAGCATGGATTCTTACAATCATATCGTAGTCAACAATATTGTGGATCAGAAGATAGCGCAGATGTGATATGCGAAGAATTGCCTAAGATTCATTTTGAAGTGAAATACTGCGAAAAGCTATCACTATACGACGCAATGGCACAGGCAGTCAGTGACGCAGGAGAAAATATACCCGTAGTAGCTCATCGTCGTAATGATTGTGACTGGCTAGTGATTATGCGTGCGGATGATTGGATGGGATTAATTAAAGAAACGGATCACGTAAAGTTTGGTCGCGCAATCTGTAATCAATGCTGGACTGATAAGCATCTCATTAAATACGGTGTTAGTTATAAAAGTAAGCAACGATATATCTGTAAAAAATGTTGGAACTCATTTCATTTTGGAGATTCTGTAAATGACAAACACGAAGTTGATAAAGTGCAGACGTTGCCGCGGAACACGTAAAGTTCGTGGCGCTGGCATGATAGATAAGACGTGCGATAAATGTAAAGGCGTGGGATATGAAGAGTTAGAGCCTGAAAAACCTATAGATAAAAAGGTGGTAGAAGTGAGTGAGGATGTGAAACATGAGCAATCACCCCCAGCCAGAAAAAAAGCTGGTCGCCCCAAGAAGAAATAAAATTTCTGAGAAAGAGAAAGTGTTTGTCAGTACATATTTAGGCAATGGATATAATGGCACGCAAGCTGCCGTAGCGGCTGGTTATAAAGGGAGATCGGCGCGCACTATAGCCGCTAGGATGTTGGCGAAAGATAACATACGCGCGTTGGTAGATTCAAAAGTAAATAAGATCGTAGAAGAACAGGAAGTGACATTTGCATGGAAACTTGGATTGCTCAAGGATACTGCGCTTGCGGCGCATAGTGAGGGAAAGTATAACGCGGTTGCAGCGAATGTTAGCGTAATGAATAAGATGCAAGGACATGATGCGCCAGTTAAGCACATTAATGCTAATATCAATATCGAAGTTGAGCAGAAGCACTTATACGACATGGTTGATGGTTACGCGAAGGATTTTTAGCCATGCAATCATCACAGCAACTCACCCCCGAACAGAAGCGAGCCGAATATAGAGCAAAACTGCTGGGATCGTTGCTACTGTTCACGCGCACATTCTTTAAGCTGCGTACTGGACGAGAGTTTAACCTAACATATCCCGCTGGCCGTGAATCGCACATTATCACGATATGCAAGGTATTGACGCAGATACGCAAAGGTGAATTGCAGAATACTATTATTAATATCCCTCCCAGATATGGTAAGACTGAGTTATTGATACATTTTGTGCCGTGGTGCTTAGGACTTTATCCCGACTCTAACTTTATTTATGTCTCGTATGCCCACGGATTAGCGAAGAAACAGACGCAGACCATACGCGAGATCATACAATTACCTTATTATCGTAATACATTCGGCATATCAATTACTGAAGATACGTCAGCGAAGGACAACTTCGAGGTTGATCAGGGCGGATCAGTCTATGCCGTTGGAGCAGAGGGAACGATCACGGGTAGGGGCGCAGGTGTTCAGGGTGTAGATAGATTCGGGGGTGCGGTTATCATTGACGATATACATAAACCCGTCGAAGTGCACAGCGACACTATCCGTAATGCTGTCATCGACTGGTATGACAATACGCTCCAGAGTCGCATAAACAATCGCAAAACCCCCATCATATTTATTGGTCAACGATTACATGAGAATGATCTGGCGGCAAAGCTTATCAGCGAAGGATGGCATTTAATAAGCATTCCGGCATTAGATGTTGTCGGCAATGCGCTCAATCCTGAGATGCATACCAAAGAAGATTTATTGCTAATGCAGCGCAATAAACCGTATCTCTTCTATTCGCAATACCAACAGACGCCACAACCCCCTGGCGGAAGTATTTATAAGGAAGAGGACTTTCTTATCCTCGATGAAGAGCCGAACATATTCGCCACATTCATCACCGCAGACACAGCAGAGACGGAGAAGACCTACAATGATGCCACCGTATTTAGTTTTTGGGGTTTGTATCGCATTAAACATGGGGATCATGACACCGGATTATATGGGCTACACTGGCTGGATTGCAGAGAGCTACGTGTTGAGCCACGCTATCTCGAGTCCGAGTTTAGGCAATTCTACGCTGAATGTTTGCTCCATCCAATTAAGCCGAAGCTGGCAGCGATAGAGAAGAAGTCCACTGGGGTGACGCTTCTCTCTGTGGTGAAAGATATCCAGGGATTAAAGATATTAGATGTGGAGCGATTGAAGAAAGACGGAAGTAAGACTGAGCGCTTTCTATCTATCCAGCCCTATATTGCAGGCAAGCAAGTGACATTCACGTCCGGCGCGCATCATATCAAGCTATGCGTAGAGCACTGCAAGAAGATCACGGCTAACAACACACATGCGTTTGATGACATAGCAGACACGCTGTACGATGCCATAAAGATTGGGCTTATTGATAAAACCGTACCAGTTATCTATGAAGACAAGAGAGCGGTAAATCAAGCAGCCCAGTATATTTCTAATCGTTATCAGAGGCTAAATAATCTCAGGAAAGGACAATATGGCGCGCGTAGCTAAAGAACATGCAAAGGAACTGCCTAACTGTATAAAACTGGTGGAAGAATCCTATAAATACATGCGAAATAATTACGACTTGTATAATAGCTTCAGGCGTTTTTACTTCGATACTACATTGACGGAAAGCTCATTAGCGGTGCTTAATGACCTGCAAAAACCGGCTATAGAAGCTAATACGGGGGAATCTTATATCTCACGTCTGAGCGGTGAATTTGAGAAGCAAGAGCCATCCATTATCGTCACCCCCGCGCCTGGAAAGAAGCCTAGTAAAGAGTTATTGCAATTCATTGAAGATCATCTGCGCTACATGTTCTGCGATGCCAATAAGAAATTCTTTGAATATGAAATCTACCGAGAGCAATTGAGCGGTGGCTTCAGCGCTATGGAACTTTTTACCGATTACAACGGAGCGATAAGCTTTGAGCAGGATTGCCATATGCGCAAGTGTTTTGATCCTACGCTGGTGGGCTTTGATCCTTTGGCGCGATTACCGCATAAAGGTGACGGATCGTATATATTTCAATGGTTTCCAAAGTTAAAGAGTGAAGTTGAGAAGGAGTTTGATATTGATTTATCGCATTTTAAATTTAGTAAGCCTGATCCCAATGGTTTTAACTGGACGTATGAGAGCGAGGGCGGAAACAGGGAAATTGTGATTGTGTGTGATTTCTATAAGAAGAAAAAGGAAAAGTTTAAGATCGTCAAACTATCTGACGGCCGGACAGTGCGATTGAGTGATTATGAGAAAGAGATAGCAAGTTGGGATATGTATAATCCACGTCAGGCGCCCACTATCAAGGCTGAACGATGGACGAGCAAAGATAGGATATGTCGATATCGGTTTATTGTAGATCAAATGCTGGAATATAAAGAGACGATATTCAGCAAATTCAATCTAATATTCGGCGCTGGTAATGGCATGACATTGCGCAAGTCTACTAATGGCGCATCATATGAGCTTATGCGGCCATTCCTTTATCACACCAAGGGAGCGCAGCAGCTTAAGAATATATCCGTACAGACATTGGCCAACCAGATTGAATACGTCACCCCCATTAAACTAACTGTAGCCGAAGAGACCTTGCCGACGAATGAGCAATGGCTAGATGCGTATAACGATATGCAGCGTCCAGACCCATTAATCTGGAAATCCCGTAGTGATGACGACCCAGAGACGCCGCTCCCACCCCCAACATCATTACCAAGACAACCATGTCCACCGGAAGTAATGGCAGGTATAGACTTGTCCGATAGGATGTTCCAGACCATTTTAGGATCGTATGATGCGGCGATAGGCATCAATGGCAATGATATATCGGGTAAAGCCATTATCGAGGGCGGAAGCGCTTCTAATGCGTCCTCAATGCCATTTATCGTTGGATTTTTGCAGATGATGACGCGTGCTGCTGAAGTATATGTTGATACATTGCCTGCGCTTATCAATGAGCAGCGTGTTATGCCTGTGATGGATAAGAAGGGTAATACCCAATACGTTACTGTTGGGGGTGAGCAAATACCGATAGATTACGAAGAAGGCGATATACTGGTAAATGTCACTGCGGGGGTGAATTTCAGTGTACAGAAGCGCGCTGCCTTGGCTGCTATTACCGCCATTATGAAGATGTCACCCCCATTCGCACAATTCATCGCTGAGCGTGGAATACCGACACTATTTGAGAATATGGATTTCCGCGGATCAGATCAGCTTAAAGAGGAAGCAATGGAGTGGATGCAGGAGCAAAGACAGATCAAGCAGATGCAGATACAGGCCGCCCAACAACAGCAGCAGAATAACCCATTAGTACAGAAAATGGCGATTGAGCAACAGAAGATGCAGCAACAGGCGCAACAAGAGGCTGGACGTCAGCAATTACAGTCTCAAGAGATACAGAAAGACTTGTTATTGGCAGACAAACAGCTACAATTACAGCGTGAACGTGACGAAACCGACAGGCAGATACAAGCGTCCAAAGTAGCCGTTGAGTTTGGTAAACATGAGCATAATAAGACCAAGGAAATGATTCATGCGTATCATAAGCTACATGAAGCAGAAACTAAGCGAATGGCGGTACAAACCAAGACAAAAGATTCCGGTAGTAATCAGTGAGCTTGATAGTAGCGAATGGGTTTGCCGAGATGATCATCCACGGA